TCATAGTACCCAGCCCGCGAAAGCGGCACCCAGAGCACGGCCGAGATGGACCGCGCCAAACGCGGCGGTCACCACGAAGGCTCCCGCAGCGAAGGCCAGGAAGAGAATGAGGAGTCGACCGCGGGCGAACATCAGCCCATTCCCAGCGCGGCTTTGTAGGTGTCGAGGATGGTCTCTTCCTCGGACCTTTCATCGGGCTTCATGCGGCGCAGCGAGATCACCTTGCGCATGATCTTGGTATCGTAGCCAACTGCCTTGGCCTCGGCGAAGACGTCGCGGATGTCTTCGGCGATGCCCTTCTTTTCTTCTTCGAGACGCTCGATGCGTTCGATGAGCAGGCGCAAGCGGTCGTCGGTGGCCTCAGCCATTGTCATTCTCCAGTTCGGTGTGAAAGCTGCATGAGCCCGCCGCGGCCGGAACCAGTCGGCGGCGCTTCCCGGGGATGGGGTATTCGCAATAGGCCTCGCGGGCCTTGGCGGGATCGAAGTCGTCCTCGTCGCGCTGCCAGTGGCGGCAAGTCCGGCAGGCCGTCCCGTGGGGTCCCGTGCCGGCAAGGTGCGCCTGACCGAGTTAGGTCTTGGCATAGCGGTCTTCGAAACCGGCTTCGTGCAGGTGGCGATCGACAGGGACGTGAGCGGCCATCAGTTTACCTCCCCCAGTCCAAATACTGGGCAGGGCCAAGCCCGCGCTGCTGCATTGCAAGACCATAGGCCATGCGATCGGCGATATGCGCGACGCCGAATACGGTGAGCGCGATCGCGGCAAGCGGAAGGTGGCGAGCCAGGGCACGCATCACGCTGCATCCGGCCAGTCGGTTTCAGCAGCGCAGGTCGCGCTTGCGAGATCGCTGAAATAGGCAAGATCGAAATCGAAGACCCGGCGGGCCTTCAGGTGTTGCAGCAGCATGCCGTAATCACCGGGCAAGTCGCGCTCCAGGCAATCGAGATCGTGGACGGCGCGGCGGCGATCGCCTTCGTGGACCGCAATCCTTTCGGCGACGGCGCGGTGAGTCAGACCGGCGCGGTCGCGGCATGACTTGATGTAGCTGCCGGGCGTGGCGCGGATCAGGTCGGTAAAGGAATGGGCCGCGGGATTGATGGCGGCGATGGCGCTCATTGGGTCGTACTCCGATGAAGGCAAAGGGGAAGCGCTTCCGGAAGCAGGCCGGAGGCGCAGCGGTTCGGGAAATGGCGGCGGGCGACCGGGGGGCATTGGCGCCCGCCGCCGGGAGAGGCCGCGCACGGGCTTGCGCGGCCGGGGGAAGGTTAAGGCCCTAGCGCCTCGGGCGGCGCGTTTGCGTCGTCGAGGAGGAGAGGGAGGGTCTGCTTGAGTTTCTCGTAAGCCTCGGTGCATTCGCGCAGCGCCTCGGCGCGGTCGCGCGGTGAGGCCCCGGGCTGGGCTGCAACGACAAGCGCACTGCCTGCTTCGCCGCATTCGCGAATAACGTCGGCAGCCTGCCGGCCGAGCGCGACGCGATCGCAGTGACGGGCGAGCTCGAGTTGTTCACGCTGATGAGCGAAGGCTTCGAGAAAGGGTGAGCCGACGCCGCCTTGCTCGGCGAAGAAGAGATCGAAATCGAGCGCGACGTCGACCGGGATCTGCTCGGGCGTATCGGGATCGCCCCAGTTGCGCACGGTGCGTTCCTTGCGGCCACAGCGCAGAGCGAGGGCAGGCTTGCCGCCGACGGCGCCCGAGACGCGGTCAAGCGCATCCTCGAAAGACAGGGGGGCGCGAAGCTTGGTCATGACTGGTGACGTCCTCCTCGCGGCGCAAGGGTGCGCTCGCACACGTCATCGAAAGGGAAGGGGCCGGGAAAGCCCTTGTCGAAGCTGGCGAGCCGGCGGCGCACAGTGGATTGCAAAGCGTCATCCGTCGGCAAGTGACGCGCGGCACGCCGCTCGGCATGATCGCAGGCGATGATCGAGCCAATCACGATGCAGCCTCCGCGATCGGGAGAACAGCCTGCGGGGCCGGGGCGTCTTCACGCGGGTAGAGATCGGGGCGAAGGTCGTGGCGCGACACTCCTGTTGCGGCCTCGATCTTCAGGACGAATTCGGCCGAAGCTCGATGCGCCTTGTGGAGCATCTTCCAGACCGAAGCCTGAGCGACACCGATCTGACGCGCCAGCTCGGACTGCGATCCCGCGATCCGCACCGCTTCGTTCAGCGAATCAAGTTCAAGAGGATTACGTATTCCCATGGGTGTTATATACACCGAAAGGAATAAGGGTCAACGCCAAAAATAGCAGCGACGGGCAAAACCTTTGGTTGTAGACCTCATTCTGTGATTATCGCTGACCGACTTAATGAGCGGACCGAGGCTGAGGGGATTTCCCAGAACGAGCTGGCTCGTCGGGTAGGGACCTCTCAGGCGACGATCTGGAAATTAGCGAACGGGCATAATGCCAGTTCGAAGTTCATCTTTAAGATCGCTCGCGTGCTTAATACGACACCGGACTATCTTTTAGGGGAAACGGACGATCCTCATTCTGCGCATGATGTCGATCGAGTAAGCGACGCGATAGAAGTTCCCATGATCGATCTCGCCTATGGCATGGGCGGTACGTATTTGGATGATGAACCCGAGGTCAAGACGGAAGCATTCCCGCTCGCGTTCATCCGGCGGTACACCGCGGCGAAGGCTGATAAGCTCGTGTTCGCGGAAGGTATCGGTGACAGCATGGCACCGACAATTCAGACGACCGACCTTCTGCTGATCGACCAAAGCGACCAAACACTGCGCCTGTCGGACCAGATCTGGGCGTTCAGCTATGGCGGTGTGGGCATGGTTAAGCGTCTGCGACCACGTCCGGACGGCAGCGTCGCGATCCTGTCGGACAATCCTAATGTGCCTGAAGATCGGGCGGTCGACGACGAGCTGCACCTGATAGGGCGGGTCGTGGCGAAAGTGAGCAAACTTTGATCGCAGGGAAGGGACGCAACCGTGGCTGAAGCAGCACATCCGTTTCAATCGAGGAAATTCGTTGGAAGCCCCACGGAAATCGGGACCTCGGCCGATCGCTACCAGGCGTTCCTGATGCCGGGCGAAAAGGTTGTGATGGAATACAAGGGCCTGCGCGATGCCGCAGTCTTTACCGATCGCCGGTTAATGGTGATCGATCCGCAAGGCCTGCGGGGCAGGAAAGTGAGCGTGAGCAGCTTTCCATGGAAATCGATCACCGCATTCTCGCTCGAGAATAGCGGGACTTTCGATCTGGATGCCGAGATGAAGATCTGCGGGTCGGGCTGGGGGGTTTGCGAGCTGGAGTTTACCAGAGGCGTAGACGTCTCGGAGATTGCGGCTTTCGTGAACGAACGCATTTTCGATTGATCTAACAAGGGGGCACAAGAGGGTGGCAGGAACGAAACTTTGCCGGGAGTGCGGCACAGCGAACAGCGGCGATGCAGCGCAGTGTTCAAGTTGCGGGGCGCCGTTTCAACAGGCCGTGGCCGCGGATCCCGAGGTGGGTTCCGGTACGCGCGACCTTGGCGGAAAGATGAAGAAGGGCTGCCTTTGGATATTTGCGATCTTCATCGGGCTGCTCTTGCTTGGAGCAATTCTGGGCGATCCGGATGAGGGTGAGGAACAGATAGACGCCGAGGCCCTGATCGACGCTTCCGAACCGGCAACGGATGCGGAAGTGGCCGAAGCAAGCGCTCCCCCGGTGCCGCCGGCACCCATATTGACCGGCCCTCAGCGTAACGCGGTACGTTCTGCAAAAGCCTATCTCGACATGCAGGGTTTTTCGCGCGAGGGGCTGATCGAGCAGCTGAGCCTAGATGCGGGTGAGGGATACGCGCGGGCAGATGCAACCGCGGCCGTCGATAGCCTTGACGTGGACTGGAACAGGCAAGCTGCGCGATCGGCGCGAGGCTACCTCGATATGATGGGCTTTTCGTGCAGCGGGCTGATCGAGCAGCTCAGTTCGAGTTCGGGGGAGCAATACACGCGAGATCAAGCCGCATACGGCGCGCAGCAGGCGGGGGCTTGTTAGGTTGCCGGTCTTCACATTTCTTTGCCTCGCAGCGGTCGCGTCAGTGGCGAAGAACCGCAGGTTGAAGGCGGCTGACAACAAGTGAAGTTCGTCGAAGAGGTGCCTGAGCAAGACTTCTGGCGTGATCCGGTTTGGCCGGACGAAGAAGGCTGAGAGAACATTCCGTAAAGGCCAGATCACGGAATCGGCGGCCGGTTAAGAGGGGGAAATCATGGAACTTAAACGAATTGGATTCGGCTTGGGATCGATCAGCTTTCATCCGAAAGTTGACGAGGTGCCGGCGTCATCGGCAAGACAAGGCAACGTCACGATTAATAATGCGGCGAGGCCAGGCACACCCGCCCATTTCATCGTGTCGAACCACATCGCGTGCGATTTCGAGCATGAAGGCGTGGAACAACATGAGTATATCAATTGGGGCGTCGTAGTTACCGGGTTCGACGGTCACGCCAGGTACGGCGAAGTCGAGAATGCAGCAGCTCGCAAGCTCGCGCCCATGCTTCGGGCATTGGCTGATGAGATCGAAGAAACCCTGAAAGAGAACGACAGTCAGCCTGAGCCAGGCGAATGAGCGACGAACGGCTGAACAGGATCAAGCGATTGATGGCGGCCAAGCGTGAACGACAAGCGCAGGCGGCGTCCGAGGCTGCGGCGGCCAGCGCCACCAGGCAGTATGCCGCGGCCAATGCGGCGGCGGCATGGTCCGGCACGCAATCGATGATCCAAAAGGTGCTGGACGATATCAATCTCGAGCTGGACGAGGATGATCCCAAGCTGGTTCTGGAATTCGTGTTGCCGCAATCGGACAATCGCCTGGGCGAAGGGTACGTTGGCCTTCGCCGGATCGACGGGCTGACCGATCTGTCCTTCACTGCCTGGAGCAGCGACGGAACGATCAGCATACGCCTGCCGGACGACGGCCGATCGAGGGAGCACAAGCTTCCGCTGCTCGAGCTGGATAAGGACCAGTGGCGCGAGCTGCTTTACGAGTACATGGAAGCGCGGTTGAAGGGTTGAGGGGGCAAAAATGGCACTAGAAGATCTGCAGATCACGCGTGCGGTCGTACACGAGGTGCACCTGAGGCCGGACGCGAAAACCCGTCTCGCGCCGACGTACGGGACCGAATTGCTGCCTTTCGATGCGGCTGCTTTGGCCACATTCCGCCAGCGCGTCGCCAAGGCATTCGCAAGTGATTCTCGGTCTGCGGAGATGTCGATCCGAGATTTCGTTGACGGAACAGTGCCGGCCCTTGTGAATGAGATTTGCCAAGCGTCCGAAGATGATTTCATCGATGGTAGCCGGTTAATTGCAGATCGTCTCGCGGACGCCCAAACCTCACGCAATATCCCTGGGGGGCTCTGCGTAGTTTTCGATGGGACGGTCGGTGATCCAGTGCGACGCTTCGTGGGCGTTATGAAGGCGGAAACGCATTCGGGCTTCCAGAAGGGAGATGATCTGTCAGTCGCCTTTCTGACGGATCTATTTTTGACCCCGCAGGCCAAGCTCTATAAAATTGGTCTATTCGCAGCTTCCGGAGGAGATGGCTCGCGCTTCCCAGATGATTGGAAGGCTTTGCTCTATGACGACAAAATGTCAGCGGCTCGGCGGGAAGATGCTGCCACGTACTTTCACGACAGTTTCCTCGGGCTCGAAATACCGCAGGATTCTGCACAGATCACCAAGCGCTTTTTCGAAAGTGTTCGAAATTTTGTCGAGCAATCCGATCTGGACCCTCAGTCGAAAGTAGACCTTAACAATGCGCTCTACACCGCGCTAAAAACCGACCAGCGACCTAACCTTCAACCAACGGAATTCCGGGACAACAACGTTCCAGTGGATCTCCATGATTCTTACGACGCAGCGATGCTAGCTGGCGGTATTCCTGACGGTGCCTTTATCAAAGACTTGCGGGAAATATCTTCCCGACTTCGTCTTCGCCGCCTTTCGTTCTCGCATAGCGTCCAAGTGGTCGGTCCGACCGAAGCCATCGCTGACCACGTCAAGATCGACACCAAGGACATCGATGGTGAGCGGTGGACGGAGGTTCTCATCCGAGGCACCCTAGAGAAACAGATGTGAGCCGCGACGCCGAATTTCTCGAACGTTGGGAAAGGGAAGAGCCTCGCTATAGTGCGCTTGGCTCGTTCATCGTAAGGTCGGTCATTCAGCGAATATCCGACAAGATCGCGGTGCCGCCAGAGATCTTCTTCAAGATAGCCCCCGGCTATCGTACCAAGGAGGCCAACTCACTCCTCGAAAAAGCCTTCTATCGAAACAAGAACTACCCCAACCCGTTCGAAGACATCACCGACAAAGTCGGGGCCCGCTTCGTGCCGCTTCTAGGAAGCCAAATCGGGTTAATCGAGAAGGCCCTTCAATCTATCCCGGAGCTGGCTTTCAGGCTCGACCGGGATTATCAAGAGGAACAAAAGCAGAAACCGGTGGAATTTGATTATGCCGCAAAACACTACGTCGTGTGGCCGCAATCTGATCTGCAGGTAGATGGCGTAACAGTTTCCGCTGGCACTCCTTGTGAGGTACAGATCAAGAATGTCCTGCAACATGCCTATAGCGAAATGTCGCACGACACGATCTACAAATCGCAAGTCGGTCGTACGCCAGAGATGCTGCGAAACGCGGCGAAGGCCATGGCGCTTCTCGAGGCCACAAATGACTATTTCGAGAAGGTGGATACGCAAGTTTCTCAAGCGCTCGAAAGCGTGCGATCAATGACAGCAAAGCTGTCCGATCTTTATCGAGAACTTGTTCGGATATCCCCGCAGCCTTCCCAGCTGGAAGGTATCTTACTCGATGTATACGAGAATTCCGCGCCGCCGAAATTCGAAGAAGAAATTCGGGATATGTTTCGGGCTAAGGGATGGCTTACTGATCGGATCCGCGAGCGGGTAGGCCAGCGAAACCCTATCTTTCGACAACCCTCAGTGCTGTTAGTCTACCTGGACATCTACAAACGGCGGGCGCGTGCAAAATATGACTGGCCGTTGACACCCGATGAGATGGAGCCGCTGCTCAACGATTTTGGTGAAACCGCTCAGAACTAGGTATTCGCTGGGTCCGGGAGCTCACCCGCCCCGCCAGTCCTCCCTGTTACCCGATCATTGTCGTTGCCTGCACTTCGCCTAGGCGGCGCTACCGGTAGTTCGACAGAATGATCGGGGCAGGCGCTTTGGGAAATCGTGTGCGTGATCGAAAGCGCGCTGGCGAAGGTGTGGCCGCAATCGAGGTTGCTGCACTGGTGATAGAGTTCGCGATAGAGCCGCGTTACCTGGCGGCTCGTTCGTACGGGTGCTGACTGTCCGCAGTGGGGGCAGTCGATGCTCGCGCTGGATTTGCGCGGAGCCTTGGTCTTCGGATGCATCGGTGTTCGACCCTGTTCCATAGACGCCGCGCCTTCCCCGCGCGCCGCGCCTGTCACCTCCCGAGAGCCATGTTCCGCAAATGTTTTCACATGGCAATGCCCAAATATTAGGCAGAACAGCTACTTCGCTTCGAGGGTCAGTTCGGACACGAGGCCACCGGACCCGCTGAGCGTGTGCCGGCATTCGCCGATCAGCCAATCCTGCGCATCGATTTCCGGCTTGAAGCCTGCGAGCGTCAGTGGCTTTTCGGGAAAGAGTTCGGGCCGGCCGAGCGCCAGATTGATGGAGAACTCTGCCTTGGCGCGGTCCATTTTCCTGCTCGCGCTGCGGGCGGCGCGGCGGGCGGTTTCCTCGCTGCCGTAGGTCCGCTTGAGACGCTTGGGCGGTTTGTCGCCGCCGGCGCCGATCTCGACAGTCGAGCGCTGGCCTTTCGCGCGGTCGTGCCACCTTGCCTCCACCCCGCCGAACTGGCCGCGTTCGCCGCGGCGATAGCGGAAGCTGTCGCCATCGCGGCGAGTGATCGTGCTGGAGCCCAGCGATCGACCGGAAGCGGAGCGGGCTTCGCCGACCGGCATGAATATCAGCTTGCCATCCTTCACCGTAGCCGCTGCATCGAAGCGGCGGCCGAGGATCCGCAGGAGCGCTGCGTCGGACAGCTCGTCCTGGTCGATGACAGGCAGGTGTTCAGCCGCGAGGTCCGGATCCACGATCGCGGTGAGCGATTGCGCGGATGCGATCTCGCGGATGATCTCGCCCAGCTTGCGGGCGACATGAGGCTTTTCGCGGCGGCGATCGAAGCTGGCAGCGAAGTCGGCCGAGCGAGCGCGAATGGTAATGCGATCGGGCGCACCTTCCCATTCGGCCTCGTCGACCTTGAAGCGGCCCTTGTCGACCAGGCCGGGCTCGACATCGGCGCCCCAGGCCCAGCCCAGCTGCAGCGAGAGGACCTGACCGGCTTGCGGAATCTCGAGCTGGCCGTCGCTGTCATCGAGGACGATGTCGAGACGATCGGCTTCTCCATCGCGCTTTTCGGTCAAGGTGAGCGAAACGAGGCGCGGAGAGAATTTCTCCATCAGCGCCGCGGCGAATTCGGGTAGGGCGGGGGTTCCCCCTGGGCCGAGCGACTTGCCCTCAAGCGTGAGGCGATAGTCGGCGCGGTTCTGCCGATCAGCCATCGCAGTCGGCCATGTGGATCGCCGTCTTGTCGCGCAGCTTACTCAGGCTGGAGGCGTTGAAGCTGGCACCGCAGCGGCAGGTCGCGGAACAATCGAGATGCGCGCGCGCGGGGCCGCCGGTATCGCGGCCGACGGGCTGGCGCTGCGCGCCGGTATCGCGGCCATGAAAGCGGGCGGGTGTTCGATCGGTCATGAAACGCTCCGCAGTTCGAGGGAGAAGTCGGCCTTGCGGGCTTCGCCGGTGTCGATGAAGTGGGTGCGCGTTTCGTCGAGCGAGAGGATGGCAAAATCACCATATACGTAGCCCTGCGCGTCGACGAGCGGATGCGCTTCGCCTTCACTGGCCATTTCGCGCAGCGTGCGAAGGGCTGAATGGCGCCCGGCAATGCCAGGCGCGATGATACCCGAGAGGGTAACGGTGTCGTTGCCCGGGCCGAGATACTGGCCGGCCGGGGCCGCACCGACCCGCTCGGTTTCGCCGTGCCGCCATTCGCTGCGGCGGGCGAGTTGCTGGAAGGGGGCGCTGCCGGTTTCAAAGGCGAAGAGACCGAGGGACATGAGCATTAGGATCAATCTCCGAAGGCCGAGTTCGCGCCGGCACGACGATCGCGCTCGATCGCTTCGAGCTCGCGGCGCACGCGCTGGGCGAGATCACCCGCGTCTTCGCCGGGCTGCTGGTAGATCTGGATGGTGACCGGTCCCGATGAGACCGGGGCCGCGGAGGGTCCTAAGCCTGCACCACCGGCATAGGCCGGCGAGGACAGCGCGGCAGCTCCGGCGACACCGGTTGCGAGACGGCGTGCGCTCGCGAAGGCGTCGCTTCGCTTCCTGTCGATGCCGATCGCCATGCCTTCGGAGAGATTTCCGCCGAAGCCCATGAAGAGCCGCGAGGGGGAGTTGATCCCGAGCAGCTTCTTCACGTTGGTTACGCCGTTCATGACGATTGACTTCAACGCATTCCAGACGCGGCCAGGTGCGGATGTGATACCGTTAACCAAACCGCTGATCATACCCTTGCCGATCGACAAAAACTTGTCGCGCAGACCGCCAAGGAACGCGATGCCAGTGTTGAACGCGGCCTTGATCGTATCCCAGTTCCGGTAGACGGCGACGCCGACGACAGCGAGTACGGTGAGGAAAAGGCCGACCGGTCCGAGCATGAAGCGGAAAGCGACACCCAGCATCCGCACGCCAGTTGCGAGCTTGGGGAATGTCTCCGCAATCGAGCCGAGCGTCCGGTATTTCTTCCATAGCTGATACCCCTTGGAAAGCGGTCCGAGCATGCCGCCGAAGGCGAACTGCAGGCCGCCGAGTGCGACGCGTGCTGCGCCGAAGCCTGCGACGGTCATCAGGATGGTCTTGGCCAGACCGGGATTCTCCCGTGCCCAGTCGGCGAGCGAGGCCACTAAGGGTGTGATTGCGCCGGTTAAAGCGGTGATCGCCGGGGTCAGGACGGGTGCAACTTCCAGAAAAAGACCAGCACCAGCGCTTTTGAGCGCGGCCATCTGTTTAGTAATATCGTTCGCCATGCGCTGTTCGAAGGCCTGGTCGGTTACGCCGTCGGCAGCGGCGATGTCCTTCTTCATCTGCCCGAACTTGTCGTAGTTCTGCATAAGCGCGGTCATCGCCCGGTTGGCTTCCTTGTCGGCGAAGAACATGCCCAGCTTCTTATCGTCGCCGCCGGTTGCCTGGTTGGTCAGAGCAATCATAGTTTCGAGCGGCGAGATGTTGTTCTCCAAGCCCTTTTCGATCGCGCCAAAGGCATCGATGCCCGCCTTCTTGAAGGCGTTCATGGTGGCGGGAGCGGTGAGTTTGGAAAGCAAATCGGAGGACGCGGTGGCTGCTTCGGCGGACGTGCCCGTGCTGCCACGAACAATCTGAAGCATGGCGACGAGTTCGGCCCCAGCGGACTGCCCTGTCTGGCCGAGCTTCTTCATCTGGGCAGTCAGGCCTGGCATGGCAGCCGCCATGTCCTTGACTTCGAACGCGCCCTGGTTGCCGCCTTCAGCCATCATGTCGAGGAACTTCTGCGACTGGCTGAGCGGGATATTGAGTGTCTCTATACCGGCATACAGCGAGGCTGCGGTGTCGGCACCCTGCGCCTTGAAGGCGGTCATGAAGCGGCCCATCGGCAAAGCAAGCTTGGCGGCCTGTTGCGGATCCATGCCCAGACCCGCGAGCGATTCCACCGATGCGGCGATTTCATCGGGCATTTGCGCGGACGCGCGCGAAGCATCGATGATGTTGTTGCGCATTTGCGCGGTCGCAGCGTCGGACAGGTTCGCCTTCTGCTGGATGTCGACCATCTGGCTGGAAAAGTCTGCGCCTGCCTTGGCTGCGACTGCCAAGGGTGCGAGGAGCGCAGCACCACCAATGGCGTTGGCGCGGCCGCGGCTGCGAAAATCAGCGCCCTTCGCCCGGATAGCCTGAGCTTTCTTGGAGGCTTCGTAGAGCTTGCCCTGCTTGCGCAGTTCGTCGTTGGCGCCTTCGAGTGAGCGCTCGAGCTGCTTCTCGCGATTTACGAGCTCGGTAATGTTACCGCTCGCGCCGTCGATCTGCTTTCGAACCTTTTCGAGTTCGCCTTTGAACCCGTCGGCTTCTCTCCTGAGGTTTCGAAAACTGTTCGCGCCGGACTTGCCGAGACCGACGAGATTCTTGAAGCCCCCCTTCAGTTCAGAAAGCCCCTTTTCGGAGAACTTGACCAGGAGGTTGAGGCTGTTCTTCGACATTGTGATCAGCCTTTCTCTGTCCGGTTCAACCTGTTCCAGGTGGCCACGGCGATGCCGTGCCAGCGAAGGAGTTCATCGAGCTCGAGCGCGACGAGTTCGGAGCGTTGCCAGTGGAGGATCGCGGCGATTTCCGCGATCATCCGTTCGACATTCAGCGGGCCGTCATCTCCTCGACCTGCTTCTTCACCGTCGGGCTCATAAAAAAACCGAAGATCGTGCCCCCGATTTCGGCGAAGTCCTCGGCCTCGAGCTGGGCGACCTCGCTGTCGATCAGCGCGGGTTCGCTGATGCGGGGGATGACACTGAGCAGCGTATCGATGTCGCTTTCGAGCAGCTTCTGCAGGCTGAGGCGGCGCAGGTCGCCGGCCTTGGGCTTGCGCAACACGAGGTCAGCGATGTCGGCCCCTTTGCGCTTGATCGGGTGGACCAGTTTGACGGTTGCGGTTTCGGGCGTGTCACTCATTTCGGGCCTCTCGGGATTTCGTCCTATCGCTTCGCTGCTTGAGGACGTGGGAATAGTTGGCGGCGAACTTGTGCGGTTTGTCAGCCGCCGTTGAATTACTGGCCGAGGATCGCGCGGACCGCGGCCATGCGATCGGTGCCGCCGATCATGTAGACGTTGTTGATCACGTCGATCTCGACTTCGACAGCGCCGTTGATGGTCCACTTGAGATAGGCGAGGGTGGAATTGACCTTCCATTCGGTGTCTTCGCCCGCCTTGGCGTTGCCGGGGTCGAGTTCCATGTGCCGGCCGCGCACGACCAGTTCAGCGGCAGTGGTCTGCATGGCGGAGCTGTCGCCCTGGTAGGCGCCGACGAAGCGGAGCATTGCGCCATCCACGCGGGTGAGACCGAACTGGCGCAGCACGCCGACGACGAGACCGCCATAGGTGGCCGACATCTCGAGCTTTTCGAGGCCGAGGTCGATATCGACCGGCGCGAGCATGCCGGAGCCGCGGTATTCCTCGCCCGCCATCTTCAGCTTGGGCAGCTCGATTTCCGAGGCGACGCCGAGATAATCCTGCCCGTCGTTGAAAACGCGGAAGTTCTTCAGTTTCTGGGGGAGCATGGTGATCCTTTCTGCCCTACCGCGCTGCGCGCTGCTTAAGGGCGGGTTGTCCTATCGCGTTTTCTTTCGTCCTATCGCTGAGCTGCTTGAGGACAGGCGTCAGAGACGCGCGACCTGTTCGCCGAACTGGGCGTAGAAACGGTCGGTGATGCGCTGGTTGAGCGTCAGGCTTTCGAGCGGGGCGGTGTCGGTGAACTCGTAATCGAGCGTCAGTCGGCCTGCGGCTAGGCTGGCTGCCGAATTGATATTGGGGTCGATTGGCAGCACTTCGGCGCCGATGATCCGCCCTTCGGCCTTGAGCCCGCGAAAAAGCGCGTTGATCGTTTCGACGATGTCGCGGGCGAGCTGCGGGGTAAGCGGCTTGTCGATTGCCCAGGCGAGACCTTCGGCAATGGTGTCCTGCAGCGCCTGGCTGGTGCGGACACGGCTTTCGAAGGACCAGAGCTGGTCATCGCTGCAGGTGCGGTTGCCCCAGAAGCGGTGGCCGTTGAGACGGACCATCGTGGTGACATCACCATCGTTGAGCAGGCCGGCGGTGTTCGACGAGTCCTGGAGGTCGAAGTCGATATCCCTGGTAAGACCAGCGACCCCGGCAATGGCGACGTTGGAAAGCGTCTTGTGCCAGCCCGTCTGCTCGTCGATCTTGGCGCGCAATCCGGCGGCGCGCGCGACGGCATCGCCCGCGAAGGCGGGGTCAACCGCGAAGTCTGGCCAGATCAGCATGAGCTCGCGCTGCGAAAAGTTGGCGCGATAGGCGAGGGTGGATGCGGTATCCGTCCCGGCCGCCGCAGCATAAACGAAGCCGCGCAGGCGCTGGGCCACGGTGACGAGTGCTTCGGTGACGGGCTGCGTATCGTGCCCGGGCGCGACAAGGATGCGCGGCCGCACGCCGAGTTCGGTTTCAGCTGCGCGCAGCGCCTCGAGGCCGGTGAAGCTGCCATCGGTCACCCCGCCGATAATATTGGTTTCGGTTTCGGCCGCATCGGCGCCTTCGGGCACGCGAACGACAACAATGATCGGACTGGCCTGGTCCGCGATCGCGGCCAGCGCAGGGGCAAGCGTGCCGCTGGTGCCGGCCTTCGCAATCGCATCACGCATATCGGTGACGAGTGCGGGGCGGTTTGCGGGGAAGGCGGTATCATCGGCATCGGCGGCGGTGGCCACGAGACCGATCACGGCGGTCGCGACCAGCTTTAGAGCACGGATACCTTCGGCGGGTTCGACGACGCGGATCCCGTGATAATAGGGCATGAAACGGTCCTTCCTAGTTCAGGCGGCCTGGTTGAGGCGGGGAAGCGGCACGGTAAGTCGCGCGAGGCTGTTGGGTTCGGGGCTGTCGGTACGGTAGCCCTCGATGAAGAGCGTGGCGGCACCGGCACCGGTTTTTTCGAGCGCGCAGCGCACGAGGCGCAGGCGCTTTTCCCAGCGGCGCAGCGCAGTGGCGGTCGCAGCGAACAGTGCGAGCCGGGTGGCATCGTTCAGGGGCTGATCGAGCAGCTGCGGCAGCAGCGAGCCGTAATCGCGCCGCATCACCCGGCTGCCGATCGGCGTCAGCAGGATATCGGCGACGGATTGCGCAAGGTGTTCATCACCATCGATAGCGGTGCCGAGGGTGCGGGACATGCCGGTCATGCGGGCGGCCCCGATTGTGACTGGCCGGAGGCAACTTCGCCGTGAAGATGGTTCTCGAGGCTGACGCCTGCGCCGATCACGTCGCCGTCGGCGCGGATCGCACCGGTGATTTCGAGATCGCCGTCGATCGTCACATTGCCGGTGATCGCCAGTTCGGCCGAGCCGACGTCGATCGACACGCCGCCGGTCGAGCGAATGGCGAGGGTAGCGTTGTCGGGAAGGGCGAGTTCGAGATGGTGGCCTTCCGGATCGTAGCTCAGCTGTGCGCCGTCAGCGAAAAGAATGAGTTCGGTCAGGCTGTTGCCGGCCGGGGGAAAGCTGTCCCGCGGAATCGCGCCGATGCAGATCGCGCGTTCGAGATCGCCTTCGGGGCACAGGAGAAGGACCTGTTCGCCGACGCTGGGCGGTGACCAGATACGGGTGTCGCCCGCGCGCCCGGTGCTGAAACGAATGGGGGCGCTGCGGACCTCGCCGGTTTCGACCTCGACCGTGCCGGCGTCCAGATCGACGGCAAGGACGGTTCCTTCGCGCAGGATGGCGCGCGGATCGACGGGGTCTTCGTCTTCAGGGCGGGGCTGGATGAACATCGCGGGCAATCATGCCGCGAGAGGAAGCGTCATCCATCCCCGCGCTGTTGTGCGCGCGCTGCCCTACAACAGGGGCTAGCTTTCGGCGGCAACGGCCTGTTTGCGGGCCCGTGGAGCGGGAGCCACGTCGGCGGCGGCAATTGCAGCCTTCAGCGCATCGCGCTGCGGGCCTTCGGCCATGGCGGCTGCGGCAGCGCCGGCCTTGTCGACGAAGGCGCGGGGCAAGCCGCTGGCGTGGGTCAGAAGGTGGATGAACTTCTCGGTCGTCATGGCTGTATTTCCTCGGACTTGTTCGGATCGATCGCTGTCTGCCGGCGGATCCAGTCGATCAGGGCGTCGAGCTGGAGGGCCTGTTCAGTGGCGATGAGGTTTCGCTCGAGTTCTTCAGCGGCGGCGAGGGCTGCTGCAGGAAGTCGAGGATCCTCGGGCGCTCCAGCAATTCCTGCGGCGGTAGCGGATAGGCAGGGCACTGCGAGACCTGCGTGCGCAGCTGCAGGCTGGGTTCGGGCCTGTAGTTCTTTGCGCAGCCGGTCAGCGCGAGTGCGAGCAGCGGCAAGACGAGAAGCGTAGCCCTGGCGAATGGCATCGGAAATCTCCTGTTGTTCGATACTTATGCGTTCGAGGCGCGCGCGCTCGAGGCGCTGGGCTTCGCGTGCCGCCTCGGCGATCCGTATCTTGGTCTCTCGGTGGGCGGTGCGTTCGGCATCGCGCTCGTTTGCGCGCAGCTGCGCGGACTTGATCCATCCGGTGACGCTGACCGGCCAGACGTGGAAGCCTTCAAGCCGTACGGTCTGGAGGACCAGCGCGGCGCACAGCAGGACGACGACCAGGCCGGTCAGCCCGATACGCGCGGCGAAAGCGGCGAGACGCTGTTGCAGGGACTTCATGCCTGAATTCCCGGCAAGTAGCGGGTGCGGCCCGCAATACGCTTGGCCGAGAGTTCCATGTTGCGCAGCGTGCCGGCGCGATAGCTGACATGGACCCAGCGCCCGAATTCGTAGATCAGCTGGTCATACTGAAGATTGCGGCGCATCCACCTCGCCAGATCGAGGACGCTGACGCCGGGAACGGTAAAGTCGGCGGCTTCGCCCTTGCAATGCTGGCTGGTGGAAGACCCACCGATCGCGCGATTGAGTTCCGGCGAGCGATAGCCACTGGATACGATGACGGGCCGATCGAAGTGCGCGCGGAGGGGTTCCAGAACTTCGACGCAGAGCGTCATGAGAGCTGCGATTTCATGGTCACCCGGCGTGTTGTCGATCCCCCGCCTTGCGGCGGTCTGCGAGGTGGTCATCTCGGCTAGCGTGAAGTGGGGAGAGAGTTTCATGGTGCGTCGCTCCAATGCGGGGGCGGGACGTGGCGCATAATATGGACGAAACGCCAGGCTCCGTAGAGGATGAGGGCGAGGTCGCCGGACTGGCGCAGCCAGGGGATCGCCTGGCCGGTGAGCCAGGCATCGATCTGGCCAATGCCCAGCAGGGCCAGAGCCACGCCGAGGAGCCAAGTTTTCCAGGCACGCCAGGTGCCGATACGGCGAAGAGCGGGCGCGGCATGGTGCCACAGAAGGACCGCAATGATGATTTCGACCAGTCCGGTCAGGAGGTGGAACAGTTCCATCAGTCCTTTCCCCCGGGAAGGCGGAATTCGGAAGGCAATCTGCCGGCGCGCGCCACCGCGCCCTTGCCGAAATTCGCCAAGCAGCCGCCGACCCAACGGGAAGCCGCACCGGCGATTGCCATGACAAGCTGCAGCGGCCAAGCGGCGACCCCGAACGGCAGGTGCGGATGTGCGATGGCGGCGACGAGGCAAACGACGAGGCCAGCGAACAGCGTGGCCCAGACCGTCATTCGGGATTCGGGCGGGGTGAACAGCATCGAAGCATAGGTTGTCGCAAGCCCGACGATCATGCCGCCAACAAGATCCGGAAGTGGCGCAGTGATGCCCAAGGCCAGTGCGGCCCAGATGAGCAACGATTTCAATTCGAAGCCCATGCCTAAAGTTTCCTGAATTCGAGCGTGGAGTTATAGATCGCACTGCCGAAGACCACATCGTTCCCGGCGATCGTCGCCTTCAGGCTGACATTGTCGCCGGCGTTCAAATAGATCGATGCGCGGACCGGGATCACCAGAATGCTGGTGCCGAACGCCTTCTGCGGCATGTAGAGCATTGGGAAGACCGTTCCGGTCAAACCAAGTTCGACATAGCTGGCCGCTTCATCCAGCGCGGTTCCGGAGAAGACCAGATGCCCTTCGATCAGGTATCTGCCATCCATCCCCGGCGGGACAGCCAGAATTCCGGACGCGATGTCGAGGGCGCCGCGCTTGTCCCCGTCCGGATCGATCGTGGGGAAGACAAGCCTGGTCGCCGTAGAGCTGATGGGTTGCCCCGCTGCCGGCATTTCGCCTGCCTCGCGGCGTGCAGCGACATGGACCGGCGAAGGGTCATTGATCGATAGCCCCGTCGAACCGATCGTCCCAGGGCCGAAGCAGCGCATGATGATTAGCTTGCGATCATTGGCGCCGGTGTTGTTGAGGACGACCGGACCATAATCGGGGCGCCAGTCGGCATCGACGATCCAGTTATAGCCGCTGCCGGGTCCAGGGTAATTGTAGAGGTTGCCGACATCGATCTTGCCGCCCCTGACGACACACCCGTTGCAGCCGTCGAACCAGATGTCGCCATCATAGATGTGGCACGCTTCGAAATCGAAACCCAGCGTTATGCCGTGCGCTTCGATGTTGAACGTCGCATTGTGACTGATGTCTGTGCCGACGCATTTGCCATGGCCGTGGTTCGGGCCTGCGATAAGAGAAATTCCGACGTAATTGTCGACCAGCGCGCCGCCCAGGAAGGTGTTGTTCCCAGCGCCAATGACAGCGCCAATAATGTTGCCGCTGCCAAGGAAGTTGACGAAGGTGTTGTATTCGGCGCCCGCGCCGGGCTGGATGATGATCGCCGTGCTGTTTTCATGGCCGCTGCAGTCGGTAAATTGCCCGCGATCGCCCCGATAATCCCCAGCTGCATCGCCATCGAGCAGGAAGGCGGCGCCCTTAAATTTGACGCCCTGAACCGCACGAACGCGGTGACGACTGCAAGAGGTAATATGAAGCCCAAACTGGTCAGTGTCCGAAGCTTCGACGAGGGTGCCTTCCAGATCGAAATTGTCGAGTGACCAACCATCCACCTGATCGGCGCGGAACAGCGCTTGTGTGTCGGTCAGGGCGCGCACTGTCGGCCGGTCGCCGCGCCAATTCTGGCCCGACCTGATCGGGACCGCGACTGAAGAATGATAGAGGCCGCGCGGCCAGAAGCAGCTGCCGTTTTCACCGACTTCGGCGCTTGCTTGCAGCAAATAGCCGGCAAGGTCCGCAGTGCTGGTGCGCAAGCGGATTCTGACCCGTTCCAGGAAGGGGATGAAGTCCATCACGGAAACCTGGTCAGAAAAGACATCGCCAATCGAACGCAGAACCGCGCCGACCAGAGATTGCTTGCCAGCGACAAGATCATGGCCGCCCTCACCGCCGAGGGCTGCAGTCGTCGCCAGTTTTCGTTGCCAGACCGCAACGTCTGTCTGGTTCTGGTAGATCGTGACTGTCGCATCGCCATCAGCAACAGCGAAGAATTCGCCATCAACCGTGTCCGCCAATCCGGCAGCGGTGTCAGCGTAGGCCGGACGGACCAGACTTTCGGCAACACTTGAGGCGGCTTCGGCGCGCGTCGATATGGGCGCGACCAGTTGCCCGATCGTGACCTGATAAGTGGCCCCACCTCCGATGATCGGCAGCGCATCTTCGTCTGACAGTTCTGCCGGGTTGCGCTCCGGCAATAGGCTTATTTTCGTCATTCCACAGACTCCTGCGGCCAGGCCGGCTGTTCGGTCGGGTTGAAGTTTCCGATGTCTTCGGCGGCCAGATCGGCCAGTATGGCGATGGCATCGTTGCTCGCCTTGCGAATGGCATCGATCCTCGCGAAGCGAGCTTCGCCCGCAGGAGTCGGCGTTCGCGCATCGTTCATTTGGCGCCAGATCGGGCTGACCTTTTCGATCCTGCGAGCCGCTTCGCGGTTGATTTGTCTGCAAATGCGCGTGCGCAATTCGTGTGCGGTTAGGGTTTCCTGTCGGAAGCGCGGGGTGCCATCGTCGTCGACATAGAGGATCTTACCTTCCGCCTGCGCTTCGATCAGCTGACGGTGGCGCGCCTCGCTGATGTCGACAGCATCAGCCGGAACTCGCGCGTGAATAGTGCGATCGTAGAAACCGCGCGTTGATGGGCTGAAGGTGATCATGCTGCGTTGACCTCCCCGATGGCGAAGAAACAGCAGGCGTCGCCGGTTTCATTCGCATTGAAGACACCGAAACCGGTTGCGGTAATCTGAGAGGACCGAACTGCCGGATAGTTGTCCTGGGCGTTGGCGTTGGTGTCGCTGGTGCCGTCGGTTACGACCGACCAGGCCGGCGCCGAGTAAGCCAGGGGGAAGGCAATAGTGGATGTGGAATTAGACGGCGCCACGAACCGCCCCCATTGCAAGACAACAAGCCGTGCAGGGTTGGCGGTTGGAATCGAAATATAGCCCGACTGACCAAGGCTTTTGATGATCGGTCCCAGCGCTGCCGGCGTGATGGCCTTGTCGAGCGCTTCCCCAGCAAGAACATCGGCCTGAAGCGCCGCCGCGACCGCAATGGCGATATTTCCCGCGCCCAGCGTCCCGCTTCCAGTCGCCAAACCGGTGCCAGTTATGCTGCGCGCTTGCAGCGTGTCGATCAGACCTTGCAGTGCATTATCGGCAGCTTCGCGAGTGGTGGTTTCATCAGCGATCGCAGCTAGGATCGGCAGAAGGCGCACTGCCAGTTTGGCAGGGGAAACGATCCGTTCATCGTCGGCACCCGCGGCGACTTCCTCATCTGACGCGATTTCCGCCACGCCTTTGACCGTTTCGGTCGCGGGCGGGTAAAGGAAGGTAGCGTCGCCGAGCGCGATGTCTTGGGCAATATTGCCGGAAAAGCGAACATCGAACGCCAGCAGAAAGCTGGCGATAGTGACTTTCGAAAAGATCGGGTCGGCCTGGCCAAAGCTGGCGAACAGGGTGCCATCTTCCAGGAACAGGCCGATTCCGCGCAGATCATAGGTCGCAGCGCTGGCATCCAGCGCAGTCATGTGGATGGTATCTGGCCCCGTCGACTGACCGGCGACGCTGGCCAGGCGTTTGAATTCGCCAGGCAGTGCGGTCAGCGTCGGCGCAGGATCGAAGGCGGCTTCGGTCAGGCCGATTTCGATGACCTTGACCGCGTCGGTGTTGCCGTTCTGGGCATCGACCAGCGCATCAAGGCCTGCATTCGTGATGATGAGATCGATCGGGTTGGCCATTTATGCGACTTCCAGGAAAAGGCCTTCGGCGCTGCGGATGGGCTCGCCATCTTCGGTTTGCAGGTAGTTCGCCCAGGCAGGGTTGTCGGGAACGGTCAGATCGGTGAAGCCATCGATGCGGGTCAGGCCGGCAACCTGGGCGGCGCCGACTAGCCAGGCGTCGGCTTGTGCAACCAGACGATGCACAGCGAACATATGCGCGCGCAGCGGTTTCACCGCCGCGATGTCGCGCAACAGCGCCGCGACCAGGGCTTCATCGTAATCGACCGCGCTATCGGCGCGCAGCGGCAGTTCCAGACGGAAGGTGTGTGGATCCAACGTGTCGCGATCTTCGAACCATTCGACGACTTCGATCAGCGGATCGAAGCGATCGATGACGCGGCGAAGGCTGGCGGGCGTCCCCTTGCGCCGCTGGTCTTCGATGGCGGTGGCAATGGCGGCGCGCTTTTCGGTTTCGGCCCATTGCGAATCCCACAGGTCGATCGATACGCCCCAGGCGAGGAATGGCAGCAGGCCGGCAGGGCAGGTTGCCGGGTCCCAGAGCGAGCGGATCGGCACGGGCACGTCGCTGAGCCGCGCGCTGGCATCGGCCAGCGAACGCTCGAGCACGGTCGAACCGGGTGGTAAAAGATCCGCACTCATTCCGCCGAGACCTGGGCGGTGAGCGTGATTGCCCCGGGCGCCGGGACCTGGGTGCGCGCGATCGCGACGTCGGCAGCTGGCGATTGCAGGTTGACGCGCTCGACGCCGCCGACGTGTAGCGCGGCGATGATCGCGCTGCGCGGCACGTCGCGGCCGATGCGGCGCGAGCGATCGTAGAGGGCAGCGAGCGAGGCGGCGGCCTGTTCGAGGATGAGGTTCTGGTCGGGCCCGGCAAAGACCTCGAGCACAGCCACGGTGTCAAAAGGTACGAGCTGGACTGCGTGCACCGTGACCTGGTCAGTAAGCGGGCGAACGGTATCGCCTGCGACAGACGCCGCGACAGTTTCAAGCACTTCGGCGGCCGGGACGCCGTCGCCCGAGCGCGAGAGCACGACGACGACGACTTCGCCCGGGGCGGGACTGAAGGCATCGGCATCGGCAACGTCCGGATCGGCGGAGAGGGCGTGGTAGCGATACGCACCGACTGGTCCCGCGACCGAATAGCTTTCGGGCGCGAGGAGGATCCGTGTGCGCAGGTCGAGATCGCTTTCATAGACGGCAGGGCTCCCGGCGCCGGGATCTTCCGGCACGAGCACGAGCCGGGAGACGCCGAAGAGCGCGCCAAGCTGGTCGAGATCGGCGCCGGTGGCCGAAGCCACCATGACCGCGCGGCAAGCTTCGTTCACCCGCTGGCGCAGGAGCAGCTCGCGATAGGCGGCGACCTGCAGCACCTTGATCGCCGGATCGGCATCGCCGAGCTGGTCGAAGGCGGGATCGCGCGCGACGAGATCGGCCTTCATTGCAGCAAGGATGGTTTCGTAATCGAGCTGCTCGACGACATCGGGCGCGGCGAGGCGCGAGAGGTCGACAGCGGTAGAGGAGGAAATGGAGCCGGGCATCGGGCGCGACTATGCGCTTGGCCCGGCAGGCGGGCGAAGCGGGCGCTGTTGTGCGAGCGCCCGCTTACAACATGGTCAGCCGGGTAAGGGGTCCGGGCCTTGGGTTTCCTGCCGCCGCAGCAGATCGACGATCCAGAAGTCCAGCCCGCGCAGCAGCGCGGCGAGCGTGTGCGGCGCGGGCTGGTCCTCGAGCGCTTCGAGCATTTCGGCAAGCCCGGCGATGGCGCTGCCGATATCGGAAATCTCGCCGATCAGTTCGGCCCGGCGCAGCAGGTCGGCATCGTGCCGGGTCATGCGATACCGATCTTCGAGACGATATCGCTGCCGCGTTGGAGGACATGCTCGCAATTGAGCGGGCCGCGGCGCTGGTCGATGCCGTAGCGCAGCCGGCCGGGGTAATGGCCGGGATGCTCGCCAAGGTCGAGCGGGTCGTATTCATCATCGGTGTCCTCGAGGTCGGGATCACCGTCGACGGCATCGAGCAGGCCAATCAGCTGATCGATCGCGGTTTCGATCGCCGCGCGGGACGAGGTATCGAACATCACGCACCCCCTGCCAGCGGTGAACCGTCGGGCGCGTAGCCATCCCACAGGCGGCGCAGCAGCGCGGCGCGGGTGGCGGCGGGAACCGGTTGCGGGAATTTGAGGGTGGCGGTATCGGTGCGTTTAGCTTGGGTCATCGGATTGTCGCTCCGTGGCTTGAGTTAGGGTGGCAGGGAGGTACGAACTCCCTTGCCACCCGAACTTTATGCAGTTACAAACTTCCCATGTCAAGCGTTGATAAAGTTAAAAAGCGCATTGGGCGCCCGCCGGTTGATAGCGAGCAAATAACGGTGCGCATCCAGCGACCAATGCTCGACGCTCTCGACGACTGGCGCGAACGGCAAGACGACAAACCCGGTCGGCCCGAGGCGGTGCGCCGCATCCTGAAGAAAGAAATCGGCTGAGGCCGTGACGACACGCCGCGGCAGGATCGGCTTGCAGTATAGAAAGCGGGCGGATATCGGGGTGCCCAGCCTGGATCATCGGATGGCACTCCATGGTCTGAGTTAGGCCCCGGGGAGGAAGCGACCACTTCCCCCGGGGCCGATTAGTTGATATCAACGCGCGATGAGCAAATCGGAAATTGCGACCAAGCCGCGCGGAAGACGCCCCGGCCAATCAGGAACCTTTGTCGGCGTCCGGCTCCAGCCCGGCGCGCTCGAGCCGCTGGACAACTGGCGGAAAGCGGAGCCGGATCAACCCTCGCGGCCCGAGGCCATCCGCCGCATCCTGAGAAAAGAATTCGGCTGATGTGGGAAGCTGTCGTATTTTCCTGCTGGATCGGAACGATATTCGCCCTGATCATTGCCGAGTGGCGGCATTCGGGGATCGACGCGATCGGCAAGTTCGGGGCTCCGATCCTGCTGGTTGCATCCTTGCTCGGCATCGGGCTGTCGGGCTGGTTCGTAATCGCGATCTTTTGCATGGCAGCGGGCGTGGCCGCGGCCCCGCAGAGTGCCGAACGCAAGGAAGAGATAGCGCGCAGCAAGCGCGAGATGGCCATTGAGTTGGATCCCGCGACGCGCGCTGAAGAGCTGAATGCCATCGAGGAAGATCAGAGGCAAGGCTGATCGCTGCCGCCCGGCGACCGGCAGCTGGACGAGACCGGTTCAACCGCGTCTAACGCGACCACGCCGGGTTGTCGTCGAACCATTTGAGCAGTTCTTCGGTCAGCGCGTCCATGTCTTCGCTGTCGAGGCCCAGGAGCGGGCGGGCCGGGAAATCACCTTCGACCCTCCGCCCTTCCGAATCCCGGCCAACGGTCATCCGACCGCCGCTGTGGTGCCGAGCGGCGATGGGATTGGCGAAATAGACCTTGGCACTATCGGGCGTGGCGTGGAATTTCAGATGGTCCGCCTTGTAGAGGTTGCGGAACATCAGCCCACTCTTGATCGAGCGCTTGCCCCTGCGGATCCGGCGCTTGCGTTTACGCGGGGCCATCTTGCCGCCATCGGGTTCGACATTGCGCTTGATCCGATCGCGGTTCCTGCGGCGCAGCTCGCGCGCGATCTTGCCCGCCACTTTCTTGCGCTTCGCCGGCGAGAGATCGGATAGCATCGCATCGAAATACTCACCGACAGCCTCCATGGCTTCCACGCCCTCGATCATGAAGCCAGGTCCTCGCCGCTGATCACGAGGCCGGACAGACCAACCGCATCACCGATGCCTTCGAAACTGTCATCGATCGCCGGTTCGGGCAGATATTCGAACCCGTCTTCGGTCCGGCGCACCGCTTCGCTGAGCTCCAGCGAGAGCTGCAGATCGATGCGTTCGTCATCGATGATGTCCGCCTGCAGTTCCACCGGACTGCCTTCATGCGACAGCAGGAGTTCGGGCTGATGGATCCGCAGCCAGTCGAGCACGAGCGCGAGCACGGTGTTGGCATCGCCCTTGAAGTCGAGCAGCACCGCCTCGAGCCGATAGGCCCATTCGAAACTGACGACAGCAGTCGAGGTGCCGGGCGCAGGACGCGCGCGGACGCGGCCATTCTCGACATAGACGGCGAGCCTGTCGCGCGCGCGGCCGTTGAATTCGGGAAAGGCAGCGGCGAGATGATCGCGGAGGAGTTGGGGCTTGCGCATTTTTGTGTCCTACCACTTCGTTGCTTGAGGACCGGGGGACACATTCAATCCCACAGCTGGACGATGTCGCGGGTTTCGGGTGCGGCGATCGCTACGTCCGGCAGGACGACGCGCGTGCCGAGGGGAAGGACCGGACCCAGATCGGCAATGCCGGGATTGGCTGCGACCGCGGCTTCGACAATCCCGGCGGTGCGGCCCAGCTCGCGCCAGCAGATGAGGTCGAGCGTGTCGCCTTCGATCGAGAGGACGTTCATGGTCCTACCGCTTCGCTGCTTGAGGAGAGCATTTCCGGCCCTACCGCTTGGCTGCTTGAGGACGGTTTTGCGCGTCCTACCGCTTCGCTGCTTGAGGACGGGGTCATATCAGCTCGACCGATGTGCGGGTGACGCCGAGCATGTCGCGTATCGCGAGGGTGGCCAGGCGGCGCAGTTCGCCGGCCGCATCGCGGCGGGCCTCGTTGCGTTCCTGGCCTTCACCGGTGGCGGCGATATCGGAATGGGTTTCGGCGAGTTCGGCAGCTGCGGCATGGAAGACCGCGCGGCGGTAGAGCAGCTCGACAGCCGGTTCGCCGTCAATCTCCTCGCTAGCAACCGCACCGAGGGTGGCAGCGCCCGCCAGGACGTGGCCCGCCTTCCAGAGCCGGAGTTCGCCGCGGACCTGTAGCATCCCGCCACGAAGCGCGGCGCGAAGGCGCGCAGGATCGACTTCTTCAGGGATGCGCATCTCGGACTGGAAACCCGCGATCGACAGGCCCGGCCAGAAGGCATCGCCCGCGACGAGGTCGGCAGGATCCTCGAGGTCGGGTCCCGAGGGAGGAGAGGCTACGAAGCCGGTTATATCAGCCTCCTATCGCTACGCTAGTTGAGGAGGGCTTTTGCCTCCTATCGAAAGCCACGAATCCGGGGGTGAGGAAGCGCGCTGCGCGGTTCCGGGGCGAGCCCCGTTCGTGCATGTCTTCCGCCCCCGGGCGCCGTGGGGCAGGTTTTTGTCCGTCCTACCGCTTCGCTGCTTGAGGACGGGCGTTTGGTTCAGGCCAGCTTGGTGCCGACCCAGATAAGTCCGCCGACGATCGCGGCGATCGCCAGCACGTATTTCAGACATCCGAAGAGAAGCTTATTCTCCATGCCGGGCACCGCCATCAGGCTTCCCCATCGGAGAGCTTGCGGATTGTGTTCTCGACGCGTTCGATCGATTTCTTGACGCCGGCCTTGTCGTCGAAGGCGAGGGCGCGCTTGTAGGCTTCGAGCGCGGTCTGGAAGCCGCGCTTGCGGCCACCGGCCTGCGCGAGATCGGTGTCTTCGGCCCCGTCGGTCGCACGCTCGATCGCCATGCCGATGGCCTTGTGCAGCTTGGCACGGGCCTGATCGGGCATGTCGTGATCGGTGGTGAGATCGGCGATTTCGACCAGCGGGGCATAGTCGGCGATGTGGGCCTTGTCGGTCGACATGGCCTTGAGCGCGGTTTCGGCGAATTCCTCGGCCACGAGGCAGCCGGGCGTGCGGTCGAAACGCTGCGGCAATTCCATGCCGTGGCGGAAGAAAATGCGGATGCGCGGCAGGGCACGTTCGTGATCCGCGCAGTCGATCGCCCAGACCATGGTTTCGACCAGTACGTCGTCCTGGTCGATCAGCTGGCCCTTGCCTTCGGCGGCCTGGGCGGCCTCGAGGACGCCGTCTACCCAGGGATCGTATTTGGGAAGCATCGCGGCCTTGGCCTCGATCTTCGACGCGACCGACTGCATGTTCTTGAGCACGCCGAGGTCCTCGCCGATTGCGGCACGCTGCAGTTCGTATTCGTTCGCGCGGGCCGGATCCCCGGAAGCGACAGGCTGGGCGCTGGTGCCGGGGCGCGCCGCCGCCTTGGCAGGCGTTGCCTTGGCGGCGAGTTTCCGGGCGAAGCTGCGCTGGGCGGGACTGGGCATTGGGGAGATCCTCTGTTGGGTCTTTTTCGTCCTACCGCTTCGCTGCTTCAGGACGTTTCGGTGTCCTATCGCTTCGCTGCTTCAGGACGTTTCGATGTCCTATCGCTTCGCTGCTTCAGGACGGTCTGGCCGGGTGATTGACCCGGCCAGGCTATTCGATGTTCAGCGAGCCGCTGCGTCAGGCTGCCGGTGCGGCGGTGATGTTCTCGATCACGCAGCAGTAATCGTGGTCCTCGATCACATAGGCTTCGTTGTCCGAGCGGTAATCGGTGACGCGATCGTATTCGGGTTCGTCCTTCACCAGGCGGCGCTGCTTGCCTTCCTGGTCGTAGATCGAGAGGTTGTCGAAGCGGGTGATCATGACCGTCCCGGCCGGGAAGAAGGGCACGCGGGTGGCCGGATGGCCGCCGAGGCGCTTGGTGGACATGATGACATCGCGCGCGAGCTGGTTTTCCGGATCGTGCTGGGCGTTGATCAGCGGAAAGTACTTGTCGTGCAGCAGGTCGCGGCTGACGATGGCGACCAGTTCGGTGTCTTCCACCGCCCAGGGCGCGAGCAGCTGGTTGGTCGCATCGTAGATCAGTGCGTCGAGGTTCTCGTAATCGCCGCCCGGACCATAGGTGACCTGGCCGCTGGTATCGACGATTTCGTCCATCACGCGTTCGGGCGCTTCGGTGCGCATTTTCTCGAGCCAACCGATGTTGACCGTTTCGCCGAGCGGATCGGCCGCGCGGTCGACCACGGGAGCGGCGCTTTTGCCGTTCATGCCGATGCGGATCTTGTCGAGCGAGATTGCGCGGACGATGTGATCGCGGATGCGTTCGTGGAAGTCGGGGTATTTGGCCCACATGTCGAGCTTGCCGTAGCTCAGGAAAGTGTCGAAGTTGGTCTGGAACAGTTCGTAGCCGTGCTTGTCCAGGCCGCTCGGATCCGTCGGCTCGCGGCGGTTGCCGCCCGCGGTGTCGGTGCGGCTGCCGATGGGGGAGGCGACCGAGAGGCCGAGCTTCTCGCCCTTCATTTCCGGCACGGTGACCATGTTGATGCGGCTGAGGAATTCGGACGATTCCTGCTGCTTGTCGATCAGCGACTGCTGTGCGGTCGGCTCGACGTTGAATTTCACGGTCGCGTCGGACACGCCGTTGAGCTGGGCGGTGTTCTCGAGATACTCGTTGAAGAGCTCGCGGGTCTGGTTGCGCATTCTATCAGTCCTAACGCTTCGCTGCTTGAGGACGGAGGGGTCCGGGGACGGCAGCAGGGTGACGGGTGTGGGCGGTTCTGAGGGCGATCAGCAGAAAGTGGAGAGGTCGGTGGTCTTGTTGCCGGTGGCGCGGGTGCGGCGCGGCGCGCCGGCATCGGTGTTCTCGATCGAAGCCTTGAGCGTGTCGTGTTCGCCCTGGAGCTTGTCGAGACGGGCGCCGAATTCGCTGCCCTGCTTCTCGATTGCGGCGGCGAGTTTGTCGAAGCCCTTGCCGAAATTGTCAGCAAAGGCGGCGAGATTGTCGTTCGCCGGGTCGCCCGAATTGTCATCGCCGCCAGCCTGCGAGAGCTGCTGCTGCGAAGCCTGTTCGACAGGCTTCCCGCCCTGGGCGAAGAATTCGCGCATCGAGCTGAAGAAGCCCTTCGCCTCGCCAATCAGCGCGCTGGCTTCGGTGCTGTCGCCTTCGTCGAAATCGAAACCGGAGACCTCGTGCGAGGCGGAGAAGAAGTTGCCCTTTTCGATCTTGCGTTCAGCGAAGAGGCTGGTGCCGCCGTCCTTCACCTTGCCGGCAGCGAATTCCATGATCTCGGTGCCGAGCGAGGCCGGGCTGTCGGTAACCGCGAGGCCCTGGAGATAGGCTTTGCCGGTGCCGGCGAAATTGGGATTGAGTTCGATCGAGCTGAAGAGCTTCTGGCCCTTGTTCTTGAGTTCGACCAGCGTGTCGAGCGCGTCGACCTGGGCGAAGAGACCGACCTTCTTTTCGGTCTTGCCGCCAAGCTGAAGTTCGACATCGCGGGTTTCGAGCGCGACCACGTCGCCATAGGCGTTGAAGGGCGGTTCGGCGCTGAAGCCACGGATGTGTTCCATGTTCACCCGCGCGGTATAGGTCGCCGGGGCGTAGGTCTCGGCCATTTCATGCAGCGCGTTCGCATCGAGCGTGCGACCGTCGCAGGTGGCGCCTTCGACGGCGATGCAGAAGAATTTCGAACGTTTGGCCATGGTCTACTCCGGCTCCCGTCAAACACAGCGGGCTCCGGCGAGAGGGGGGACCGGAGCCCGGCCGCGACGGCCCCAGGGAATGAGAGCCGCGCGACTGAGATCGGCGACAAGGGGCACGAGGCGGGCGTTCTTCTCAAGCTGGCGCTGTTGTAGGCGCGAGTTCACACAACAAGCGGGGCGCGAAGCGGGCGCGCGGGGATGGCAGCGTGCGCCGACACCATGCTGCTCGCCCCCATAGAAAGACCGCATTACGCCGATGTCCGCCGCGAGGCCCGCTCGCTTTACTGGCGGGGCTGGGGCCTGCGCGAGATCTGCGACGAACTGGAGCGCCTTGGCCTGAAGTGCGAGGAGACGGGAAAGCCGATCCCGTACCAGACGATTGCGAGCTGGAAGAAGCGCGAGAAGTGGGAACTGGCCCCGCCGCTGCGCGCGGCCGAAGAATCGGTGCTGGTTCGATACCAGCAGCTGGTGGCGAAGGAGGACAAGAGCGGGAAGGACTTCAAGGAGATCGACCTGCTTGGCCGCCAGATCGAGCGGTTCGAACGCTGCCGCAAATATCGCGACAGCGGCAATGAGGCCGATCTTAATCCCAAGGTCGCCAATCGCAACGCAAAGCCGAAAAAGGCCGCGCGGGCCAATCAGATCACCGCCGAGCAGGCCGCGCTGCTGAAAGAGAAGTTCGAGGAAGAGAACTTCGGTTTCCAGGACGGGTGGTGGAAGGCGGCGCATCACCGCACGCGTTTTATCCTGAAGAGCCGGCAGATCGGCGCGACCTGGTATTTCGCGCGCGAGGCGCTGATCGATGCGCTGGAAACCGGCCGCAACCAGATCTTCCTGTCGGCAAGCCGCCGCCAGGCTGAGATCTTCCGCAGCTACATCATCGAGTTCGTCTTCAAGTGGACAGGAGTGACGCTGAAGGGCGAGCACCTGCTGATCGACCGCGGTGACGACGAGGACGGGCAGCCGCTCGAACGGCCGAAGCTGTTCTTCCTAGGCGCGAATTTCCGCACCGCGCAGGGCGAGCATGGCAATTTCTATTATGACGAGTGTTTCTGGGCGCAGGACTTTGAGCGGATTGACGAAGTCGCCAGCGGCATGGCCAGCCAGAAGCGGTACCGCGAAACCTATTTTTCCACGCCCAGCACCACCAGCCACGGGGCCTATCGCAAGTGGAGCTGCGAATGGTGGAACGAGGGCAAGCCGAAGACCGACTGGACGAAGATCGAGGCTTACAGCCCCGAGCAGCTGGCCGAGGGCGTGCTGTGCGACGACGGGATCTGGCGCCAGCGGGTAACGATCGAGGACGCGGCGAAGGCAGGGTGCGACCTCTTCGACGTCGAGGAGCTGCGCCAGCGCAAGGCGCCCGAAGTCTTCGCCAACCTCTATCTCTGCGAATTCGTCGACGAGTCCGAGAGCGCTTTTCCGATGAAGGATCTCAATCCGTGCCGGATCGACAGTTTTTCGAAATGGCGCGATTACGATCCCTATTCGCTGCGCCCCTATGGCGACGGCGAAGTGGCAATCGGCTACGACCCGCAAGAAAGCAGCCAGGGCGACGATGCGGCGCTCGTGGTTGTCGCGCTGCCGAAAACGGTCGGCGGGGTATTTCGCGTGCTGGAAACGAAGCGGCTGCGCGGCGATTACGAAACGCAGGCGGCCGAGATCTTCGCCGCCATGGACCGGTACAACGTCGTCGACATCGCGATCGACACGACGGGCGCGGGATCGGGCGTGGTGCAGCTGGTGCGCAAGCGCTTCGCCGCCGTCCGGTCGATCCAGTATTCCGCGCCGCTTAAGAACCTGATGGTCCTCAAGGCCAAGAACGTGATGCGCAACAAGCGCCTGCAGTTCGACGCCGGCAACAAGGACATCAGTGCCAGCTTTCTGTCGATCCGGCCTGAATTGACCGCCAAGGGCAGGCAGCTGACCTATGTCGCGAGCCGCAGCGGCGAAACCGGGCACGCCGACGTCGCCTGGGCAATCATGCATGTGCTGTTCGACGAGCCGCTCGACGGCGAAGCGAAGAAACAATCCGTAGTGGAGTTCTGCTGACATGGCCGAAAACGCCTTAGCCACCCCTGCCGGCCAGGCGGCCGACGCACTCATCGACCAGGACGGGAAGGGCAATATGGTCGCCTTCACCTTCGGCGATCCCGAGCCGGTGCTAGATCGTGTCAGCCTGTTGGGCTTCATCGAAAATGCCTCGAACGGACGGTGGTACACGCCGCCCGTGTCGATGGACGGGCTGGCGCGTGCCTTCGACCTGCCCGGGCCGCACGCAAGCTGCATCCGGCTGAAGGTCAATTTGCTGGCCAAGCATTTCGAGCCCTCGCGCTGGCTCGACCGGACGAATTTCCGCAAGTGGGCGCTGGACTTCCTCTCGCTCGGCAATGGTTATCTCGAAAGGCGTGATAATCTCGCGGGGCGCCCGCTGAAGCTTGAGCATTCGCTTGGGCGGTTCACGCGCCGCGGGACTGAGGATGGACGGTATTTCTTCGTCCAGGGGTGGAAGAGCGAGCACGAGTTCGAGCCCGACAGCGTGTTCCATCTGATGCAGGAGCACCCGGCTCAAGAGATCTATGGCGTGCCTGAGTTTTTCGGCGCGCTGCAAGCGGGTCTACTAGACGAGGCCGCGACGTTGTTCCGCCGCAAGTATTACAAGAACGGCAGCCACGCTGGCTTCGTCTTCGTGAACCGGTCGGAGAAGATGACCGATCTCGACAGCGATGCAATACGGAAGGCACTGAAAGAGGCGAAGGGGCCGGGCAATTTCCGGAACCTCTATGTCCATGCGCCCGGCGACAAGGAAAAGGCGATCGAGATCCTGCCGATTGGCGAAGTGACCGCGAAGGACGAGTTTTTCAATGTGAAGCGGGTCAGCCGCAACGAGATGCTGGCCGCGCACCGCACGCCGCCGCAGCTGGTTGCCATCATTCCGGAGAACAACGGCGGCTTCGGCGATGTCGAGAAGGCCGAGGGGGTGTTCTTTCGCAACGAGATCGAGCCGCTGATGTCCCGGTTTGAGGAACTGAATGACTGGATAGGGCTGCGGGCGGTGCAGTTCTTGCCTTACGAGGGCGCTGGACCGGATTAG